GGCGGTTGAAGCGTGTCTTGAACGAGGGCGGTATAAACGTATTAGGGGAGATGAAGGCGATGCCGCTGGTACGCAGCACAGCCTTCCCGGCCACAACATCGTACTGGTCAGTACGACATTGCGGGCCGTACCAGCTCTCTAAGAGCGGGTAGATCCCCATGACGTCGACACCGCTGCCGTATCGTGCCACTAGGTTATTAGCCCAGAGCATAGTACGGTGCTGTCCGCGTCTATCATCAGTCGGCAGGTGTTTAAGCCTGACCGGGGTAACATCGAAGCCTGCATAGGCGTCCATGCCACACGATTCCCTAAAAGGGATTCTCCCGGAGAACGACTTCGTTCTGTTGACAATTAAGCCAGCAAGTTGAAGTCCCCGTTCCACCCTTGAAACCGTTTCCAAGGGTACGATGATATCATCTCCGTATACGGATATACGTTTAGGGTCGGGGTTCCAATGATTGGAACCCCGCTTCTTTCGGCTAGTTCTGAACCAGTTTTCTGATTCAGCATTTGCCGCAGAGGCAGCGATGGCCCAAAAGCAAATGCTCTCGACAGGGAAACAGCAAGCTGATCCCATCGGAGCGAATTTGCGAAGGTGAACAAGTTCACCTCCAGGAAGCTGTGTCTGCAGGGAGCGGCATGCCCCCAAACAGTGCACCCAGGCGGGCGGGAAGAGGTATTTCACCACATTCCACGTCAACCTGTCGGATGCTTCCTTTAGGTCCAAGGTGGCGTATAAAGATGGATCGTAAGATGCCATCTGCGCCATCACTCGGTTACGCGTCTGGTCCTTCCATGAGACCATCCGCGCGATCGCTGGGTACCGTTCCACTTGTTCCTCCAGGAGCCGATTAAGGCCCTGCTGAACGAACATGAACTCCCTCGGTTCCGCGCTGATAAGGCGTGGTCCTCTGGAGTCCTTTGGTACGAATACCACCCGAGCGCTAGGCTCTTCATAATCGCCTGGCCGTTCAGCTAAATGGTCTTCCAAGTGGTCGACCA